TGAAGAATAAAAAACAAAAGAGCCAATCCAACAAACGAACTGGCCCTTTTTAGACGTTTTGTTCCCTTACACTTGCGCACGCACAAGCCATAGGGCGCTGAACTTAATCAGTCTTCCACTAAAAATAGTCTACAAAATGTTTTATTTATTGTCAATGTTTTTACAAAAAAGTAAACATTTTAACCAGTTCTGGTATTTTCGTGTAATCAGATGCATACCTTTGCATTCAGTCAATAAGATTTTGAATTTTCAAGCCTTGATGATATTATTTGCCGAACCAGACAGGAATAGCAATACCGGCAAGAGCTACAAGGATACCAATAAACCAATAAGTGAATTCTTTTCTATTCTTGGCTTGTTCCTCGAGTTGCCTATTGGTTTGTGCTAAGAACATGTTTTCCATGCGTTGACCAAAGGTATCAAATTTAGCGTCAATCTTTTGGTCCATCATCTGGAATTTTAAGTCCAGTTCGTTTTTGGCGTACATGTCGTCTAGTTTGTTTTCAATTTTTTCAATACGACGCCCTAACTGATCAGTGCGAAGAGATAGCTCAGTCTTATCTTGATTTAAGCTCTGGGCTGTTTGTTGAAGGAAATGTTGAGTGTTTTCTTCGTTCTTTTCCAATCTTTGCTCCAGCGCTTGAATATCCAGCTCACGATACAAGTCAATAGCCATTTGTCTTACCTCATCTATTTGATTTTGTAAATCCATTATATCACTTGCATGGGGTGTTTGGGTGTTGATTCTTTTGCTAGAGTTTATAGAAGTCACCTTAGACGGTCTAGCGCTTGCAGTGGCATTTGTTTCAGGAACTTCGATATCTTGAGTGTTATTCATTCATACCACCCCCGAAATAGTAGTAGCAGTAAAATGTATCAGTAGCCTCGCCACCTTTTATCAAAGCGAACAACAGGAACAAATCCCCTTTTTCCATCAAATTTAAATCAAAGGTAAAATCCCCGGCTGCTTTCCCGTAGCCCTCGTTATCGGGAGCTAAAATGCTTGACTTTGGTATATAGACGTTTGTAGCATGGACAAGATAAGGCTCTCTACTTGGGAAATTTGCAGTAACTACTAGCGTGTAGTTCGTTTCGGGTTGGATGTTAAAGAAATCTATAGAACAATTCAGCGCCACGCCTATCGGATAACTCGATAAGTTGTTTAATGTGCTAAGTTCGTCACCGCTGTCAGCTTCAAAAAGTTTGACTCCAGCAATCTTTTCTTTAAATGGATTTGACTTCGTAGCGACACTTACCATACTATTCTCCCTTACTACTCATATAACCTGCAATAATGCCACGGATAGCCCGCTTGTCATCCTCAGTCAGCGGTTTACCGTCGAACATCATGGCGTTGTCGATGATTTCATCGATGTCATGGGCGTTGGTTGATTGTGGTTCATCCGTAACACCCCACTCAGCGAGTGTGTCCGGTGAAATCCCCAACAAGTGACAGATTTTAAAGACGTTTTCAGCTTTTGCATTCATGATACCACGCTCTAAAATAGAGCGAACGGTAGTATAAGAGATGCCACTTTCTGTTGCAAAAGCTCTTACATTCCCATATTTAGCTATAATCAGTTCTTTAATTCTTTCCTCAGCCTGCATTTTTTTGTAACCCTCATTTCTCTTTCTTTCTATATATTACCACAGAAAATTGAGTGGGTAAATAAAAAAAGTAAAAAAAATCGTATTTTTCTGTTGACTATGTACGAAAATTAGTATATACTTAAATCAAGCTTAAGGAAGGAGGACACAAATGAAAAATATCGAAGAAATTCGTAAGATTAAAGGTGTCGCATTAGTAGACATCGCCGACCTGCTAGGTGTTGATTCCCGCACGGTTCGTAGCAAAATCGATGGTGTATCTGATTTCAAATTTGGCGAGACGGTAGCTATCAAGAAAGCATTCTTCCCAGAATATGAATTAGAATACCTGTTCAGCGAACGTGCTGAAGCCTAAATTTTTTTAACCTAGATATACGAAAATTCGTATAAGTTAGAAAGGAATGAGATGAACGAAATAGCATTATCGAACAACCTACCTCAGATTGAATCGGAAATTAGAGAAGAAAAAGAAAATGTAGGGAAATCATTCTGGGAGATTGGTAGACGATTGAACCACGTCAAAGAAAACGACCTAGCACACGGGCAATTCTTAGAGTGGTTAAAAACAATGGATATAGAGCGAACCTTAGCACACAGAATGATGAAAGTAGCAAAGGAACTCCCAAATGTTGCCACGTTGCAACATTTAGGAAATAGAGCTCTCTATTTGCTAGCTACACTGCCCGACGAATCAAGGCAAGAGCAAATCGAAAAGATTGAGCAAGGCGAGACACCAACGGTCAGAGAATTGCAAGAGGTCAAACGAAAACTCAAACTCAAAGATCAAGCACTCGAAGCGGTTAAAGGCGAGCTTGAGCGTGCCAAGGCAGTCAAACCAACTGAAAAAGTAATCGAAAAGGAAATCATCCCAGACGATTACAAAGCCACACAAGAGCTAAATAAACAGCTACTAGCAAAAAACAAAGAGCTTTCAGATAGCGAGCAAGCGGCTAACGAGCGAGTGCAGTTCATTGAATCACAACTCAAAGAGCTAATGAATCAACGTCAAGAGGTTGACGAAAAGTCAGCTAAATACGACGAATTGACAAGAGCCATTGAACAGTCGCAAGGGCAACTAGATAGCTATCAAAAGCAAGTATCTGCCTACCGCCACACTATCAACTTTTTAGAAAAAGGGAACAAGTTCCTTGCTAACTTTGGCGGTGTTGCATTTCTGGATATTAAGCCAGCGTTAAGCAATCCGAAAGTTAGAACCGAGCTTGAAACTTTCCTAACCATGCTAAATAGTCTCAGTCGTAGCGTTTCGGAGATACTGGAACAAGACGATGTGATTGAAGGAGAAATCTTATGACAAACGACATTATCGGTCAAAGTAAAGACCACGCAAGACAAGTATCACACCTAGCAGTTACTAGAAATATGCTAGATGCACTTGAAAACCATGAGGAGCGTATCGCTAACCTAGAAGACAACATGAGAGTGAACGCTGCACAAGAAATTAAATTGACTAACCTTGTTAACCGCAAAATTGTTGGATTGCTAGAAGGCAAGAAAAGCAAAGCTTACCGTGACAATCATATTCGAGGTAAAGCATATCACGCTATCAACCAAGGAATCATTGATCGTTTCGGTGTGAGACGCAAAGAAATTCCTGCTAAAGAATTTAAGAACGCTGTTATCTTTATCGAAAATTGGGGGTTGAGCGACCCAGAGCTAAAAAACGAGATTTTCACTGCCAATCATCAAGGAAGTTTGTTTGAAGCGTAGTTAGAGAGGAGACACTATGAATGAAATCAAAATCCGTGAAGATAAAATATCCTTGGATGGTCAAGAGTTAAAAACTCTTACGGAATTTGAAATAAAAAGCACAACCGAGGACGGCTATGCAGAAGTGAAATTAACCTTACTTGCTAAGTTGACCTGAAAGGAGCAAAAAAATGAATCACATTCACGATTTTATCGAGTTCATGCAAAAAGGCCGCACAATCCCAGAATGGGACTTCACGACCTACATGTTCTTTACATTCTCAATGCTTGTCGGAGTTCTCATCTTGCTTCCTGTTCGATTTGAGAACTCTTTTGGAAAGAGACCAGAAGACACCAAAGATAGGGACGCTAACGAAGGACATTAAATTTCCAAATTGAGTATCAGACAGGACAATCAAGCAGTTTCTCAAAACGAGGAATCCAAAGATAGGCAAAGTGATGACAAAGCTATAAGTTATATCACCGTCTTTCTCAAACTTGAAAAAGAGCAGAATGTCATGGATATAGCTTAACGCTAACATCGAAATGAATAAAGCGATACCAATCACTAGGCATAGATACGTCCAATTGATGTCGGCCAGCCTAGTCAAGGCTGAATGGCTATCTGGTGTTATACAGTGGAATTCAATGTACAGCAACCCAACGAACATCAGAAAAGCAGATATTTCAGATTTATTCTTCATGTCAAAACCTCGTTTTTATTAACTATTATATCAAATGGAAAGGACTACCAATGGAAATCACCTACAAACCAGTCGGAGTTAACGAAACGGCTGAGTGGGGAGACTACGACCACCTAATGCAACGGTGGGAAGGCCTAGGAAAGTCAATGGCAAAGAACCTCATTCGAGAAATGAGGGATAACAAAGACTTTCGAGACTACGTATTCAACCCGACGCACAAACTGGTATTCATCAACTATGAGGGATTTAAGTCCTTCATCGAGTGGAAAACTAGAAACAGATTCAAATAGCAATACATCCCTAGCCGTAGCAGTGAGCTAGCGAGGAGATATAAGCAATACCTACCTGAAACTACAACGATTTGATATTCATAAGTCTCCTTAAATTATATATGAATTAAAAAACCTCACTAGCTCTCTAGTGCGGTTAGGGAAAGAAGAAAGGAAATACAATACAACATGAGGCCAACAAGATGGCCGTATTCACGGCAAATAACAAAAACCCCTAGCGACTTGCTAGAGGAATGGATTAAAGCTAGAGAAGCATTCTATGTCAGCGTTGAGCAAGAGCGCATGTCTGCTTTAAAACAGTTGAATGAAGCTACTTATCGTGTCGAGAAAGTTGATCATTCAATTCAGCAACTCGGCTCTCGAGTTTAGAAATCTTTGCATTAAGCTTATCAACTTCTTGAAGCTTGAATGAAGTTTCAAGATCAACTGCTTGGGCTTTGAGTAATTCATCAACAAGTTTGACGATAGCATCAGAACCGCCCGCAAATTCGGTTAGTGCCTTGTCAGCTGCTTGTTTAAATGCATCGAATTGTTCGCTCATAATTCCACCTCCCTTCATTTGGGATAACTCAATTGTATCACGAAAGGAAATAAACAAATGAAACCATCAAAACTATTTAGCTGGATTTGGTCAAAAAAACAGCCACAACAAGAATGTTTCTTTGAACCAGTATGGACACCACGAGAAATTAACGACCAGAAATATGAAGCACGTCAGAGACGTGAGCGGTATCTAGCCGCTAAGTATCTTAACAGTAAATAGATCATCAATCTTCCAACGTGCAGCCACGGCCTCGTCGTGGAGTGTAACTTATACCCATAATTCCCCAAAAATTATACTAAATTACTTTTTTCCTAATTTTCCCATTTACAAGTCTAATAAAACATTGAAACATGACACGGTGGGGCTATGGGTGCACGTTGAGAGCACTAAAAAAAGCATGGGTTAGGGCCCATGCAAGAAAATTATACCAAGGAGATTATACCATGATTTCACAAACAATTGCAAAACCATCTTTTACTAAAATAATCCTAGTCGCCATGTCAAAGTAGCTATCATCGTGGCTTACGGCGATGATGCTGATGCCTTTGCTTTGCAAAAACGGCAAAATTTCTTTGTAAAATTTACGCTTAAATAGCGGGTCTTGATCGGCCGCCCACTCATCAAGGATAAGTATAGAGCGGTGCTCTAAGATAGCTATTAGCAGGCTTAGGCGCTTTCGCTGGCCGGTTGAGAGCTGCGTGGTGCTAAGCTTATTATCAACAACACTTACCTTTTTATCTATCTCAAGCAGCACTAAAAGCTCCTCTATATCGCTTTGGCTGGCAAAGCCATCACGAGAGAGCGTTTGCGAAAATAGATAAAAATCAGCAAATATAGCGCTTATCTTTGCCTGATAGCTTTGTAAATTTGCCTCATCTATCTTTGCGCTATCAAGGTAAATTTCG